TACCAGCTTCTTCAGTTGAAATCATATTATTATACGAATTCAAAACTGAGTTTCCACCAATAAACGTTTCATAGCAAAAGAAAGGAGAACCATTTGGCGCAGCAGTCTTTGACAGCATTTGCATAATAGCTTCTGAATACGTTTGCTTAGTTGGAATGTAAGTCATCACACCTGTTGATGAACTATCTCCAACAAGAAGTTTAAATGAATTATTATCAGGTCTTAAGAAATCGTTATAGTCTGCAAGTGTCTTATCTAAATCATCAACACCACATTCTTCATATAATCTTTTTAAAATATCTGAAGGTGGACCTTTCATAACATGCTGAACGCGACGCATCTTAGAAACAAGTCCAAATGCTGAAACGCATCGCAGAGTATAAGCTTGAACATCTGGCTTGGGTCTTGCAAATAATGGTATATCAATAATATACCAATCAGATTGCATGTCTTCAGCTTGACCTTGACCATCTAATTGTTTGCGAAGAACTACAGATAATCTTTCATTACCGGTAATATTTAATTCTTCAAACAAGTTGACGCCATCAACGATTCTAAATTCTCCAATCATAGCTTGTTGGAAAACAGATTCGGTGACTTCAAATGTATCTACAAGTTGGGTAATATCTCTTTCTTCGCCACTTGCCGAATAGATTTTGATTTCCATTCGAAAAGCACCGGGATTACCTACACCTGTAGAGTTAGTAGGATGTAAACCTGATTGCTTCATTGATTAATTAACTTCTTATAAGCCCTAGCAAAATCTTCAATAAATCCACGCTTCAAAACTTTAATTTGCTGNTTTGAATCATTAAGTCTTTCTTCGTATTCACGATGAGTGACTTCAAATACTTCAGTTTCGCCTTTAGAAAAAAGNGTTCTTGGAATTTCCATTCCATCTATATCTTCGTAATGGTGCGCTGCGTTCTTTTGTTCTTCAACAGAAAAATCATAGACGACAGTTCTAACCCATCTACCGTTAGATGTTTGCCCATTAATCTGAGTATCAGTACTAAAGTCGCCTGTTGCATTTGTAATTTCAAGACGATTCATAAAGGTATCAATCTCTGAAATAGTAGCTGTATGTCCAGAGTTATTTCCAACAATCTGTTCTCCGACAACCCATTCTTGATCAAGAACAAAATGATTTGTTCCTGTCATGCCAGATTCTCTATATCCAGTAATAAATGTTTTTGTATATTTTTGAGCAATAATTTCTTGAAGTTCATTATACTCTTTAGGCCATGCATGAAGACCTTCGTATAGATGATCGTTAATAATAAAGAATGTCCAATAATATTCTGGAGTATCGTAAAACAATTGCGAGATCTGATCGGGTCTTTCATTCTCTTGTACTTCATATAAAGTATAAGCAGAAGCATCATCAATATTAATATCAGCTCTAACATTTCTAAAAATATCAATTACAAGAGTACGAGAGTTTGGATCGTCTTGAAAATTGTACGATGTTAGTGGAAAGTTTTTAAAATAATGAGGCATTATAGTAATCCTCTAATATCTGCTTGAGTAAGAACTCGAGTCTCTTGGAATGTAAGGGATATATCAACTTCAGTCGGTGCGTCGTCACGATGATGTAAGTGTCCAGAGCTATTAAATGAAGTTTGAAAGTTTGTCAAATAGCTTTCATAAATTTTTGGATAATATGGATTTTCATTTGATAAACTATTCTTAAATTTAATCTTCCATTTTGCGGGATAGCTTAATAGATAACCTTGGCCTGCGGTGTCTGCATACATAAGTTCTCTAAAGAAGTTTTGAATTAGTTTAATATCAGCAGATTCAGATTGATTATCTGGAACTAATTTAAAGTTAAATACAAAAGAACGAATATTCATATTTTGAAAAGCAGTAGTAGTATTTGGATTAATTGCAATAGCTTTTGACTGCTGGTAAATATCAGAAACTTTATCTGCACCAGGAACCATCGCTGCATTTTGAATCATTTTACCAGCCATAATAGTTCTTAAATCAGCGTTACTATTAGCAGCACTAGTTGCACTATCCAACACGCTTTGAATAGCATCTTGGTTTATCCCGCCAGAAATGCCGGCAGCAATATCAGCTCCAAGTGGACCCATGTCAAATGTAGAGTAGCCAGCACCGTCTGCAAAAGAAACTCCTGGTGGCATATACAAAGCGCAATGGCCAATGGATCCGCCATTTTTATCGTAAGCAGTAAAAGTTACATAGCCAGCTCCGGTGGTGTATAAATTGCTTGGAAATACTAATGGTGCTTTAAATGCCATTCTAGCCTCAGGTATAAATATTGTTAAGAGTAGTTATGATTATTTATAAGGCAAAATGGCAAAGACTTACAAAGGCAAATACACAATTAAAAAGCCTAAGAAGTATATGGGTGATGCAACTAAAGTAACTTATAGATCTCTTTGGGAACGACAAGCTTTTAAATGGTGTGAAGAACGTGATGACGTAATTGGTTGGTCATCCGAAGAAGTTGTAGTGCCTTATGTATGTCCTACNGATAAAAGAGCTCATCGATATTTCATTGACCTCAAAATAAAATTCTCAAATGGTAGAACTGTTTTAGTTGAGATCAAACCAAANAAGCAAACTGTCCCTCCTCAAAAACCACAGCGTCAAACTAAAAAGTATATAACAGAGGTAATGACCTATGTTAAAAACGAAGCAAAATGGAAAGCTGCAACTAAATACGCAAAAGATCGTGGTTATCATTTCGAAATCTGGACTGAAGATACTCTTCGCCAATTAGGTATGAAACTACTTACTGGATAATATAAATAGTATTATCAAACTAAGAAGTAGGAATTATGGCAGAATCGTTTTTCACAAACCTAGCAGCAAAAGCTTTTCGTGCTGGTGTAACACCTCGCACCGATCAGTCACGCCAGTGGTTTCGTAATGAAGTGAAAAATATAAAGGTGAATAGAAGATCACTGCTTAAAGATCCATCTCTCGAAAAAAGAAATAAAGCTCGAATTGGATCTATGTACATGTACTTCTATGATCCAAAGCATAGAGAAACATTACCATATTACGATGCGTTCCCATTGACAATTATGGTTGAGCCAGTAAAAGGTGGTTTTTATGGATTGAATCTCCACTATCTTCCATTAGCTATGAGAGCTCGCTTATTTGATTCTTTAGTTGATTTAACCAATAATAAAAAGTACGATGAGTCAACTAGATTTAAANTGAGATATGACTTATTAAAATCAGCGTCTAAATTAAGACTTTTCAAACCATGTTTTAAGCATTATCTTTATTCTCAAATCGAAGGTCGTGTTGCTATGGTTGAAGCTCCCGTATGGGAAATGGCTTTATTTCTACCAACAGAGCAATTTAGAAAATCTACAAAGACTGCTGTCTGGAAAGATTCCAGAGAAGCGATAAGAGGATAAACCATGCCATTTCAAAATCCAATTGATGATATGAAAGCCATTGTTGGCAATCAGGGCGGATTTGCTCGAACCAACTTCTTTGCAGTAACATTTAATGGACCTTCCTCTATCAGCCCAGATCCTGTTATTGTAAATGCTCTTTGTGAATCAGCTCAATTGCCAGGTCGTTCAATTTCTACATTTGAACATGGAATGACCAAGCACGCAATTAAACGTCCATATGGATATATTAATGATGACGTCACATTAACTTTTTATGTGACAAACGATTTTTATATTAAGAAACTTTGGGAAGCTTGGTTAAACACNGTAGTTAATGATGTAAATGATAAGNTTGGTTATAGAGATGACTACGCTCAAGATGTAGTTATTTCGGTATTGAACTTAAATCACAATGAAATCCATCAAGTTACTTTGACAAAAGCTTACCCAATTACTATTAATGCTATTGAATTAAATAATGGTTCTGAAAATGAGCTTATGCGCTTAACAGTAACATTAACATATGAAGACTATACAACCAAATCAAATAACTTTGAAACAATATCATCAATTCCAGATTTTAACTCAGCGTTAACCATTCCGGCTGGTGGTATTTCTTCATTGCCATTTAGCCCATTTGGAGATATTTCAAACCAATTGAATTTCAATTCTCTCGATGATTTGAAAGATGCCCTACAGGGTTCATTAAATGGTGCATTAGATTCTATTCAAAATAATATTACAGGATCTATTAGAGAAGTTATTACATCAGTAACAAGACCAATTACATCAGCAATCAATACTGTTACTAATTCAATTACTGGTGGATTCAATCAGATTGTTGGTACAATATCTGGCGGTGTAAATGGAATAATAAATAATATCACAGGTGGTATTACAGGTGCGATTGGTGGGATACTAAATGCTCCTGCAGCACAAATCGGTGGTACTATTTCTAGTAAAATTAGTAGTGTGACTAACAGAATTTCGTCCGGTATACGCGGACTCTTTGGATAATATAATAGGAGTATATAATGGCTTTACCTAGAATTGATTCACCAAAATACGAGCTTAGGATTCCTAGCTCTGGTGACACAGTGGAATATAGACCATACCTCGTTAAAGAAGAAAAACTTTTAATGATGGCTATGGAAACAAAAGATCAACAGCAAATGATTCGTGCTTTACGAGATGTTATTGCTGGTTGTACTGAAGGCAAGATCCAAGCAAATGATCTTGCAATGTTTGATTTAGAATACGTCTTTCTTAAGATTCGTGGAAAATCAGTGGGTGAAACCACAAGGGTTAATTTGAAATGCAAATCATGTGACCATAAAAATGAAGTAGAAATTAATCTTGACGAAGTTGAAGTACAAGGCGAAGTAAAGAAAAACGAAAAGGTTGCTTTAACTGATAGTGTTGGTGTTGTACTTAGATACCCAACAGTAAAAGGAATTCAAAAGCAACTTGGTAAACAGGGTGGAGATCAAAGCGAAGTAACTATGGCTGCAGTAGCAAGTGCTATTGAATCTATTTACGATGCTGAAAATGTTTATCCAACTGAAGATGAAAAAGCTGAAGATGTAATTAGCTTTCTTGATTCATTAACATCATCTCAATTTAAGAAGATTTCTGAATACTTTGAGGATATGCCAAGACTGAAACATGAGGTAAATTTTAATTGTAAAAGTTGTAAAGAAGAAAATAGTCAGACCTTGGAGGGTCTAACGAATTTTTTCTAGTGGCTCTCTCACATGACTCATTAGAGAATTATTATAAGACTAATTTTGCTTTGATGCAACACCACAAATATTCTCTAACGGAGCTTGACTCAATGATACCGTGGGAGAGAGAAATTTACGTTATGTTACTTAATCAGTTTATTGAAGAAGAAAATGAAAGAATAAAACAACGTAATAAGCGTGGATAACTAATATGGCAGAAGATCTAGGTCGCTCATTAGAGCAATTGACCGCTACAATTCAAGAGCAAAATAAAGAGTTAAAACAAAAAGACTCTTTAAATGACCTCGATAAAAGTATTACTGCTTTAGAAAAAAGCGGTACGGAAAACTCTGCCAAATTGAGGGAAACCTTAACGCAAGTTCAAATATCTCTTGATAGTGCGTCTAATGAAGAGCAAATGGAATTAGCTCGAGAACAATTAGACGCACTTCAAGGATTAGCGGGAACTGAAGAAGAAAATCGAGAAAATGCTAGACGCCAAGAAGAAGCAAATGAGTTTTTATCTAAACTTGTATCTGGTATTGATGGATTAGCAGATTCTTATGATAAACAATTAGATGCTATGAAACCTTCTGGTGGTCTAATAGCTGGTCTTGGCGCTGCAGCATTATTGTTCATGGATCCTGAAACACTATTTGCTGGTGTTAGAGCCGCAATTGATGGTGTATTTGCTATTGTTGATTCTATTAAAATGTTTCTTGATGGAGACTTTAGCGAAGGATTTGCTCTACTTGGAGATAATATTGGAGCTGTTGCTGGTATTCTAGGAACTCTTGGAATACTATTTGGCGGAACAATTATTAGAGCGTTTGGTGGGATATTCAAGGGAATACAACTAGTAGTACGAGGAGTTCAAGTGTTTAGACTCTTTATGCTAGGGACATTTGTTCCAAGCATGATTGGATTCTTTAGTACTATATCAGCTGCAGTAGCACCAATACTTGTTGCAGCAGCTCCCTTTATTGCAATTGGAGCTTTAGTTGCTGCAGGTATGTATGCGATATATGAAGCATTTAAAACAGCAAAAGATGTATTTGATGAAACTGGTTCTATTACAGAAACAATGGTAACCTTTGCCACTGATATTGTAACAGCTCCGCTCAGATGGATTAAGAACTTATCTGCGTGGGTTTTATCTAAATTAGGATTTGAAGAATTAGCAACAAAATTAAATAATTTTGATATTACTAAAACCATAACAGATACCGTTATGGGAACAATTGATTGGATAAAAGGAATCTTTACCGATCCAGTCGCTGCTTTAGAAAAGTTAGCAGTTGCTTTACTTGGGGTTGATGGCCTTTTAGGAGTTATAACTGCTCCTATTGATAAAGCAATTAATTGGGTTATGGGTCTATTTAATCTAGGAGATCCAGACAGAGACTTCTCTTTGTATGATGTTCTTTATACACCGATTGATAAAACCATTACTTGGTTACAAGGGTTATTCACGGATCCAGTAGCAGCTATGCAACAAGCATGGAATGGATTAGTTGGTGAAGGTGGATTAATTGATATAATCTATTCTCCAATTGATAAAGCAATTGCTTGGATTCAAGGTCTATTTAACTGGGGAAATCCAGAAGAACCGTTTGAACTTTCAGCACTAGTAAAAAATGCTTTCACCGCGGCTAAAGATTGGATTGTAGGTCTATTCACATGGGGATCAGAAGCTGGTACTGGTGAAGATGGATCTTGGTCGCTATCAACATTTGTAACTAATGCATTTAACGATGTAAAGACTTGGTTCACAGGTCTTTTCTCTTGGGCATCTGAAGGATTATCTGATGGATGGACTAACCTTACAGATTTTGTAAAAGGTAAATGGACCGCAACTAAAACATGGTTCACTGGAATGTTTAGTTGGTCTTCTAATGAAGAAGATAAAGGTGTAATCCAACAACTATTTGATTCTACTATTGAGAAAGTAAAATCGTTCTTTACGGATCTATTTGATTTCTTACCATCGTTTGCAGAGATCAAAGCTTCACTTACTTCTATGTTACCCGAATGGATGAAGCCTGACTCTATTGAAGATCAAAGAGCAGAGTTAATAGATCAATTAGCAGCAATGGAAGCAGCAGCAGCAAATGCGTTACCTGCGGCTGAACAATTTGATAATCCTCTTACTAATGATACTAGAGAAGATTTTGAAGCCGAAGCTGCTGCTATTAGAGCTCAATTAGCTGAACTTCCACAAGCAAATAAGGGTGGCTTTATGAACGCCCCAGCTTCTGGTGGATTAGCTATGCTGCACGGCGCTGAAATTGTAGCACCATTGGATTCCCCACAAGGTAAAGTCCTAATGGCAATCAATGATCTTATGAATGCTAAGTCTGCTGCTGGTGCCGGCGAATATGGTGGAATGGGTGGACCAATGATTGTACAAGGTGGAAGTAATTCTACTTCAAATAATACCAATAACGTATCTACTTCAAGTTATACTATCCAACAGGGTATTACACCAGATGATTTCCTCAAACGAGACTTTGTAAACTTCTCATANTGATAAAAAAAGGGACCCCGAAGGGTCCCTTTTCTCTTATTGNCCTGAAGCCAACTTTTGGAAATAACTCAAGGTATCATCATCACCTTCCGATGTTTCTGGTACTGAGTTACTTGTTACTCCAGGAGATGCTTCTACTGGTTCATAACGAGATGGAGCTGGTTCATCAAGTGATACCGACTCTGCCGTAGTCATTACCATATCCTCTTGGCCGAGAACACGATTCAACTTTGTTTTTAGTTCATCGTATGTTTTATAGTTTTTAGGATCGAGGAAATCCTGCAAGCTGTACAAACGATTGTAGATACCTTCTAGCTTTTCGTCATCATCAGATAAAGCAGAAGCATTAGCAAACTCAGATTTATCGTAGTTACGATAACCAGCTACTTGCTGGATCTTAAGTTTGAAATTCGCACCATCCCAGAAATCAAACGGATTTACTGGATCCTCATCGGCAAACTGTGGTTGCATAACATCCATGATCTTATCAAAGATCTTTTTACCAAACTTATAAAGGAATACTTTACCTTCATTGTCTGGGTTACCTGGATCAGAGACGACCTGAATATTTGCAACATAATGCAAGCGACGTTTACGATCACGAGCAGTCTGTTTATCTTCTTCTCGACCAGAATTCCAAAGGATAGAATTCATTTCAGATACTGGATCTTGTTGGCCAATAGAAGTCAATGAGTTTTCGATATACCAAAGTCCAGATGGGCCTTGGAAACCATGATCCCAATAACGAACCCAAGGGAGATCCTCGCCTTCGGGTGCTGGTAGGAAACGAATTACTGCGTAACCATTACCTGCTTTATCGACTGTTGGTTTCCACAAACGCTCATCTGCATAAGATTGCTTTTGTTGAGTGCCACCACCTGAAGCTTCTGCAGCTTTGGTGAGTGAATCGATAGAACTGCGGTTACGTTTTAGATTTGAAAAAGACATATATTTCTCCGTATGTTTTATATTTACTGAATTATCCACATTCACATGATATAAGTATTATACACCAAAATTACTCTGATGTAAACACCCTTAGAACAATATTTTTAGCTTTTTGCAAATCATATTGAACAAAAGGTGAATATTTACGAATCTTACGTGAGACATCTGGCCACACGATAGTTTCGGTTATTTCTTTATCAGCACGTTTCATNAACCCNGTCAATTGGTTCATAATTACTACTGACTCTATATTTATATCNCCACTAAGGTAAGAAGTGATAATATCAGGATGACCATCTGACGAATCAAGTACTTGATCTAAGTTAGCAATATTAGCAAGCTTACACATATCGTTTTCAAAGGTATAACCTAAGGACTGCATACGCTTTTGATAAGCCTGATAGATGTCTTCATCTTCGATCATCTCGCCAATCCAAGTTTTATCTTGAATAAAGTGAGCAGCATAGTAATTAATCAATTCACGAGTATCATTGAATTTTCTACCAACCTTAGCAAAGAAATACTTATCTTTTCGTTTCCAAAAAGACTGTGGCTTTACTGAAGTTTTATAGTTATATTTAATAGCATCATAGCTATCAGATTCAAAGTGTAGCTTCATAGATTGATAAAATCTAAATGCGTCGTAAGGTTCCATAATCATATAGGCAACGTTGCTGTATTTGAGTCTTTAATCATCCGAAGCCGTTGAGCTTCAGCCGTAATCTTTTCTTTGAGGCTTGGTGTAATAACCCTTGCAACATCCTCCACAGGAAACTCAAGTTCATCGCACACTTCTAGGATAGCGTCTAAATATGATAATTGAAAAGTTTTTACTCTCTTCTCTACAGCTGTAGAGAATCTTTTCTTTGTAAGTATCTTTCCTTCTAACATTTTTTGATCAGTTCCACCTATAATATTTGTGAGTTCCGATTTGTGTAGTGTAGTTGAGGGTCTTTGCCCAAGTTGGTCGAACATAGTTAGCATGGTAATGAGTTGCACCTTCCGTAATATCAATATTATTATACCATAAAGCAAGAGTTTCACGAACCACTATTTTAACTTTATTTTCTAATTCTTCGTTAACCATTCGGTCTGACTTGCCATCGCAATACCAACTAAACTGGCATTGATTTNCGAATCATATTACCATTAGAGTCTTGACGACCTTGATAGACTACTTCACAGATATTATCAGGATATCGAGGATCTTCGACTCGATTGAGCACTACATTAGTAACACCCATCACTGAAGCATATCCATCTGAACGAGCTTCAAANTATCCATTCTGAATTAAACATTGAAATTCATTATTNTTAATACTTTGAGCGCTTACCGATCCAGCACTCGTAATAAGACACAATCCGAATTGAGTCGCCCATTTGGTGAGCTTGTTTTTGTAGTCAAAGTTTGCCATAATGTATCTACCTGTTTTGGTGTTTTATTCTGCACGATTGGAAGAAACTCGTCTGGTTTTCTTAGTTTAATTTTACGAGATTCTTCTCCTACATTTTGTAGAGTTGTACCTTTTACTTCAAATCCTTTTGCAGCACTTGAAATATATTCAGTCAATTCTTTTGTTTTGACATTAAAGACATACAATCTCATAGCACCAATAATTGTAATTGGTAGAATAGAAGTAATCTTAAAGTCATTATCTTCTTTAAGGTACTTAATCTTATTCACTTGCTTATCAGCAGCTCGTGGTTTTGGTACACGAGTTTTACGAGTAGCTTTAGCAGAAGCTTTAACTCTATCTAGATCAGCAATCATTTCTTCAATCAACTTGATCCGACGGCGAAGAACCGTCCGCTTAACGTGCGAATAGCCTTCAACAGCTTGTTCACATCTTTTATGATAAGCGTCCTCGTAATCTAATAGCCAACCTTCAAGTCTGTTCAACACAGGAGCTGTGTGTGACCCGCTCAAACCATGAAGTTTGAAACAGTTGTACATATTAAATTCTGGTTCTTCGCCGTCAATCCAAGCGTCTTCCAAATCATCCAAGTCAGTCATAACCGTTTCTTGAATTTTATTGAAAAGACGCTGTTGAGGAGTTAAGACAACGACNTTTGACGCAGCCGTATCAGCTTGTGCTTTCTCCTCAAGGATCTTTTTACCAATTGGAATGAGATTAGTATAGAATTCATTAACGCGTTCTACACCATTTTCCAATCCATACTTTTTTGGTAATTCTTGTTGTAAAATTTGAGTCCAGTATATAATTGAAGCATGTAAGGTATACATATAGAAATTATACTCAGGAGTAGCTAAGATAGCCCGAGCATCATCTTTAGAAAAAGTCTGCTTAACGTACTGCTTAGTAACTGAAGAAAGCTCTTTNCGATCANCTTCCTGATGAATATAATATTTGAACTTATCAAATCCATCGTTCATTGGAGCCGCAGCNATACCAGTTTTAGGTCTTGCTCTAACAGTNATTTTTTTACGAGCTGCCATAGGGTGTTTCTCCTTAGTGAGTATATTTATATACTACCATAAGTAGCTGAGAATGTACACAGTTAATTTCAACTTTTTACAAAGTTTTTCACAGTCTCAACTTTGAATGATCGCCAATCTTCTAGACCAGTATCAAATACACGAATAGCTTTCAAGATCGAATCTAATCCTTCACGAAGTTCAGGAGTGTCATCGC